AACCGAGGTTGAGTATTTGGTGGTTGCTGGGGGTGGGGGTGGTGGTTATGGATACGGGGGTGCTGGCGGTGCTGGTGGATTCAGAACAGGAACTGGATTTTCAGTAACCGCTGGGACGGATTACACCATTACGGTTGGCGCTGGTGGAAACGGCGCAACATCTAATACTCAAGGTTCTTCTGGAGGCAACTCCGTATTTAGCACAATCACATCTGCTGGCGGTGGTGGTGGAGCAGGATATTCACCGGGTCCAGCAAGTGGAGTTAACGGCGGTTCTGGAGGAGGCGGCGGGTTATCAAGCCCGTCAATTGGAAACACAGGTGGTCCCGGCGGGACAGGCAATACCCCTTCTGTTTCTCCAAGCCAAGGAAATAATGGCGGTCTTGCTTGGCAAGCCAACACGGTTCCCGGTAATGCTGGTGGCGGTGGCGGTGGCGCAAGTGCCGTAGGTGGAACCGCTTCGACCGGAGTTGGCGGTAACGGCGGTGCTGGAACTGCATCTAGCATTAGTGGCTCATCTGTTACTTATGCTGGTGGCGGTGGTGGAGGTTCTGGAACGACCATTGGAACTGGCGGCGCAGGAGGCGGAGGTAACGGCGCTAACGCATCGTCTCCTGCCGCTACTGCTGGAACGGCTAACACCGGCGGTGGTGGAGGCGGCGGCGGTGGTGGCGCAACCGTAGTAGGTGCTGCTGGTGGCTCTGGCGTAGTCATCCTCAAATACAAAACACCTGTTCAAACCGTATTTACGTTCAAAGGTTCTGGCTCGTGGGTTGCACCTACTGGAGTGACTTCTGTGGACTACCTTGTGGTTGCGGGTGGAGGTTCCACTGGAGGATATGGAGGTGGAGGTGGCGGTGCAGGGGGTTTTAGAACTGGAACAAGTTTTTCTGTAACTGCTGGAACTTCTTATACGGTAACCGTTGGTGCTGGAGGAGCCGCACAGGCTAACGGCGCTGATTCTGTTTTTAGCACTATAACTTCAACTGGTGGTGGCAAGGGTGCAATAGGTGGTGGAGCAACCGGAGTATTTGCTAGTGCTGGCGGTTCAGGCGGTGGCGGTAGTTCAACAGGTGGTTATAACACTGGCGGTGCTGGAAATACTCCATCAACATCTCCAAGTCAAGGAAATAGTGGCGGTAATGGCGGCCCTAGTGGCTCGGCTGGTGGAGGGGGTGCTTCTGCCTCTGGTTCTAACGCACCGGGCAGTTCTCTTGGTGGAACAGGAGGCAACGGAACCGCATCTAGTATTAGTGGCTCTTCCGTCACATACGCTGGGGGCGGTGGTGGGGCTGGTGGTGATCCACCCAATTCTCCTGCTTCCGGTGGGTCTGGCGGTGGAGGGAGAGGCGCTACATTCAATGTTTCGGGCGCACTCGTAACTGGCGCACAAAACGGAACAGCAAATACTGGTGGCGGGGCAGGTGGTGGTTTTGTTTCTGGATCCACAATACCAACAGGCGGCTCTGGAATTGTCATCATCAAATTAAATCAATAACGAGGGGAACATGACAACCAAGATTTATAGACTTTACGGAATTGACACGGCAATGCACTTGCTTCGTCCCGGTGCGAAATGGGAAATCAGCAACTCTCACTTTAGCAACTGGGAAGACCCAAGGCCGTGTCCGAAATGGGAAGAAGTCTTGGAGACGATGGAGAAGATTAAAGCCTTTGAGGACTCCATCAATACCGTCTGGTTGCCAGAACAGATTGAAGCCTTAACTGGTCAAGCCGAGATTCAAGCCCAAGTCGATAGAATCATCGAAGAACAGAAGGCCGCATGATTCACAATCTATTTCCCACACCAGTTGGACGTTATGAGTTAGGCCGTGACTTAACGGCTAAAGAACTGTCGTTTCTAAAGAAACAGGAAACAAGATCTAACACAGGCAACACGACCAGTATCGACAACACGATTCTGAAAGCCAAGGAACTGACCCAGTTGCGGGACTTCATTGAAACCAAGGTGTCGGACTACTTCACCACGGTTTACAACCCAAAGCATAAAGTCAATCTAAAGATTACTCAGTCGTGGACGAACTACACAGAGCAGGGTCAGTACCATCACAAGCACGAACACCCAAACTCATTTGTGTCTGGCGTGTTCTATGTGCAAGCGGATAAGGCCAAGGACAGGATTTACTTCTATCGCAACGGCTATCAACAGATTAAGTTCCCGCCAAGCGATTGGAATATATGGAACTCTGAGAGTTGGTGGTTTGAGGTAGGTTCGTGCGACTTGGTACTCTTTCCATCAAGTCTGACCCACATGGTTCCGACGGTGGAATCTGACCAAACCCGAATCAGCCTGTCTTTTAACACTTTTCCCGTGGGAAATGTCGGCGAGGAGATGGATTTAACAGGACTTAATTTAGGAGAATTAGATGGCGCATTTCGCTGAAATTGACCAAAACAATGTGGTGTTGCGAGTTATTGTAGTTGAGAATAGAGACACTTCAACTCCTGATGGCACGGAAGTAGAATCCATTGGTGTGGCTTTCTGCCAACGGCTTTTTGGCGGCAACTGGGTCAAGACCTCTTACAACGGCAACGTCCGTAAGAACTACGCTGGCATAGGCTATACCTACGACTCTGGTCGGGATGCGTTTGTGTCACCAAAAATTTTTGCGTCTTGGGTATTAAATGAAGATACCTGCCAATGGGAAGCACCAGTTGCATACCCTGACGACGGCAAACATTATTTATGGGATGAATCCATAACTAATTGGGTGGAGGGATAAAATGGCTGAGAAATGGAAGTAGGGATTAAATGTTCGGTTCGTCGCCGTTTGGCGCAAGCGCCTTTGGAGCCACTGGAGGAAGTTCTGGCCCAGTAAGCGTCTCCGTCAATGTAACCGGCGTTAGCGCAACGGGACAGATTGGTGTTGCTGGTGAATTTGTAAACTTTAGCGGGGTACTTGCTGGCGCTCCGATTGCTACCCTTCCAATTGCCTCGTCTTCCCTTGGAAAACTTAGTGCAAATGTTGCTGTTACTGGGGTTCAAGGCTCTGGTCAAATAGGTTTTGCTGGGCCAATTCCCGCATTTAATGGGTCTATATCTGGTGCCCCGATTGCTGCCTTTCCTATAGCGTCGTCTACGGTTGGTTCGGCTCAGATTTATGTAAACGTCAACGTCACTGGCGTTCAGGCAATTGGTTATCTTGGTACTTCTACGATACGGGCAGCAGCAAACGCCTCAGTCTTTGCGGTATCTGGTACAGGCGTAGTAGGAACAGTAGCGGCTAGGGCAAGTATTAATGTGCCCGTCACTGGGGTTCAGGGTTCTGGTCAAACAGGAACCATAGCGACTCGTGGCAAAGTTTCTGTATACCCAACTGGGGTAGAAGCCCACGCCGAACTTGATCCTGTAGGCATTAATTGCACTGCCAGCGTCACCCCAAGCGGCTTTCAGCACACCGTTGATCTTGGGCAAGTTACGGTTCTTCTTCAGAAAAATGTCTACGTAACCGGGGTTCAAGGAACTGGTCAGTTAGGCGAAGAAGACGTATATGGCAAGGTAACTGTATATCCCACTGGAGTTCAGGGTACCGGTGTCCTTGGTATAGCGGGGCCGTCAGCAGCGTTTAAAGGGGCTATAGCAGGCGCACCGATTTCGGCACTTCCCATATCAGCGTCTAATCTTCAAGTACCGGGGGTTGTAGTTGTTGGCCTCCAAGCCGAAGGTCAGGTAGGCACCGTTATTGCCCGTGCTGGAGCAAATGCGAACGTCACTGGAGTCGTTGGTTCTGGGTTAGTTAACTCGGTTGGTATTTCGTCCAAAGGGTCTATAACCCCCGCTGGTGTGCAGGCTGAAGGCTTGCTGGGTGAAGAAGAGGTCGATGCTAAGGCCAATGTAAACGTCACTGGGGTATCAGGAACAGGCCAAACCGGCACGGTAGAGGTAGACGCCAAAGTAACGGTTTTTGTAACCGGGGTTCAAGGCACAGGGGTTCTGGGTGAGGAAGAAGTTACCGGAGACGCCAATGTTTACCCAACTGGGGTAGTTGGCTCTGGACTGCTTAACTCGGTTGGAATTGGTGGTGAGGGTAACGTCACGTTGGCTGGCGTTCAGGCGGTTGTCGCATTAGGTGAAGAAGAAGCACGGGCTGGGGCTAATGCCTACGTTACCGGGGTACAGGCCACCAACAACCTAAATAACGTAATAATCGTTGTCCGGATCAGATGTGATGTATTCCCAACCGGGGTACAGGCTCAGGGCATAGCCTCTAGGGTACTTGTATGGGGCTTGATAGATGACAGCCAGACCCCTAACTGGCAGAATGTCAATGATTCCCAGACAAGCAACTGGGTGCAGGTAAACGATGGAAATACAGTACTTTGGGTAGAAATCCCAACATAGGAGCAATAAATGGCAAGTACTTACTCAACTAATTTAAAAATCCAGTTAATGGCAACTGGAGAGAACACAGGAACGTGGGGTAACGTTACCAACACAAACCTTGGGACTGCCTTAGAAGAGGCCGTCGTAGGATCTACCACCGTTGCTTTTAACGGCGCCGACGTTACTCTGACCCTCACAAACTCCAACGCATCTCAAACGGCACGGAACCTACGCCTAGTACTGACCGGTACATCCGGCGGGGCACGGCAATTAGTAGTTCCCGCTCTTGAGAAAACCTTCATTATTAAGAACGAACTTGCTGATACTTGTACGGTATTGGTTAGTGGACAGACCGGCGTTGCTGTACCGGCTGGCAAGACAATGTGGCTTTATAACGACGGAACGGACGTTAAGGATGTAACTACACATCTCTCGTCATTAACCCTTGCTTCTGCTCTGCCTGCGGCTTCTGGTGGTACAGGTTTAAACAGCGCAGGAACAGCCGGTAACGTGCTGACATCTAACGGATCTGTGTGGGCTTCACAGGCTTTAACCACGTTTTCTGCTGGGATGATTTTGCTTTGGTCTGGATCGGTTGCTTCAATACCCTCTGGATGGGTTCTATGTAATGGATCTAACGGCACCCCTGATTTACGTGACCGATTTATTGTAGGTGCTGGCTCTACTTACGCTGTAAATGATACGGGTGGCTCTGCAAATGCAATTGTCGTAAGCCACACCCACACGGCTACTTCTACTGTGACAGATCCGGGGCATACACACACTACAAATGAAACCATAGTTGCTTCAACAGGGATTGGTAGATATAACACAGGTGGTGGTGGGGGAATAGTCGCAATAAATTCCAACACGACAGGAATTACTGTCGCTACTACGGTGGCTACAGCAGGCTCTTCAGGAACAAACGCAAATCTGCCACCGTACTACGCACTTGCGTACATCATGAAAACATAAGGGGTATTAAATGGCAACTACATGGTCGAGTTTAAAAATAGCCTTAATGGGTGCTGGCGATGAAAGCGGCACTTGGGGTACGGTCACTAATGCAAACCTCGGTACGGCTATTCAAGAAGCCATTGCTGGATCGGCAGACGTAACTTTTGCCAGCGCTGACGTAACCCTTACGCTTACAGATACAACAGCCTCTCAGACCGCCCGAAATATGCGGCTAAACCTTATTGGAACTACCGGTGGCTCTGCTCGTGAGTTAGTGGTTCCTGCCATAGAGAAGATGTATGTAGTTAATAACGGGTGTGCCGACACAGTAACTATTAAGGTATCAGGCCAAACCGGGGTGGCTGTCCCCGCTGGAAAAACCATAGTTGTGTTTAATAACGGCACTGACTGCCTTGATGCAATTACCCATCTACGTAACCTAACTTTAGCCACAGCGCTTCCAGCCGCTTCTGGTGGTACGGGAATTAATGCCGCTGGAACAGCAGGCAACGTGCTTACTTCTACGGGGTCTGCATGGGCGTCAACGGCTGTTGGGTTTATTCCTTCTGGCGGAATCATCATGTGGTCGGGGTCAATAGCCTCGATTCCTTCTGGCTGGTACTTGTGCAATGGTTTAAACAGCACCCCAGATTTAAGAGATAGGTTTGTTGTAGGCGCTGGCACTACGTATGCAGTGGCTGATACCGGCGGTTCTCCAAATGCAATTGTAGTTAGCCATACCCATACGGCTTCGGTTACAGACCCCGGACACAATCATACTTTAGACATTTATACTGCATCTGGAGTTGCTACAACCCCTGCGGCAAATAACGGTGTTTTTGTGTCAAACCGTACTACAAGCACAGCAACAACAGGCATCACCGTCGGTATTAGCACAACAGGTTCTTCAGCCACTAACGCCAACCTGCCACCGTACTATGCTTTGGCATACATCATGAAAGCCTAATATGAAAAGACTATTTGAAGCCCAAAAGATTGACGGTGTTAAGCACCCCCAAACTGAAATCACACAAGTTTGCGCCTCCTGTGGGTATGACCTAGATGAACATGAGTTGGCGGCTGATACGTGCTCTGATTGTGGTGCTCCCCTTCGTTTAAAGCAGTCTGTATCAATCTGGGCGACTTCGGTACCAAAGGCCGGGGCTACGGTCTGGGGAAAATAATGTATGTCGGATTTAGACCCGATTATCGGCACCGCAAAGGCGGCAACTAGGAACATTAAATCCGCTATTGAGTCGGGTAAGGAGATTAGTTCAGCCGTTGAGTCGATTCAAAACTTTGGAATGGCGGAGGTCAAAGCCCGTCATG